CCCCGAGGAAAAACCTCTGACCATCTAAAGATCGGCAGGTGCTGCTTGTCCGGTTGTCCAGCACCGACACCCACTCATACCCTCTAACTACGTCAGCATTCTTCTGCCAAACCTTCATACGGGCTGCACTCTCTACGTGCTGTGTGGCAGTTTGTATTACAGCTTGGGCATTGCGCTTTGTGACCAAGATCGAACCATCCTGGTATCTGAGCTTGCGGGTGCCTATGAGGCTTCTTGAGATCTCGGCATTGGACTTACCCTGTGTCAGTCCCATGCGGAGTGTGCCAATGATCCTGTTTGTCTCCGTTGATATAAGGGAATCCACATACTGCTTGAGCAACTGTCCCCCCGACGACATCGGTAGATCCAGTGCAGCTTTGAACGCTGATGCCTTCTTAACCACATTCAATTTGGTGTTGAGCAGTTTCTGCAACCCTGCCACCTCCAGACCAGCGAACGCACCAGCGGTGGCTTCCAGCTGGGAGTAGAATTTACCCACCCCAGCCGTGAGTTGTTTGTTCACCGACTTCATGGTGCGCTCAAGCCAATTGCGGCGGTATGCCCATCCTCTTCCGGATAAGTCTTCCTGCTGCTCCAGCAGGGATTTGGACACCCCCGAAGCCAAGATCGCGATGATCGCGACCATCTCTTCTGTCTGGGAGGCTTTGAGTTGCTCTGCCTCCACCTGCTCTTCAACAGCTAAATCATATGAGGAGGTTGCCATTATTCAGATGCGCCTTGGTTCGTACCGGGGTCTGGCTCATTGCCAGGGATGTCATCCAGTTCGCGATTGATGGTCAGCTTCGCAACATCGTCGTCTTCAGTGACAACACCTGCGAGTCGTAGCCCACCACGCATCTCCTCCCATGTAATCGCACCACTCTGCCACTCGAGGATCAGCTGTGCGCGTTCCTGTGCATCCATGCGATCCACGTCAAAGTCAGTGTTAAGTTCGAACTCGATACCCTCTGGAGAGACGCCTATGTATGCGGCGAAAAACGTCAATGCGTCCCTGTATGCACTGGACACGTTGTCTGTGGCAGTGGTCAAAATAGATGACTCAGATGAGGCATCGACCAACACCTGCGTGGCTGTGGTCTTGGTGAACCCCGGTTCAATCAGCTTTGCACCGATGGACTTCATCTGATCTTCCTTCTGCTTCATGCCCTCATGTGGCATGGAGTTCGGCAGTGTTTGCAGCAACTCAGCGGTGGCACCTTCTGGGAGACCCACAGCAGATCGAGACCCTAGGATGACCTTGCCCTTGATGTTGTTGTCAACCCAATCCTGTGTCAGTCCTGTAAATACTGGTGTGGGTTGACCGACCATGTACAGTGCCTCTTCATAATCAGCACTGTTGCGGTAGTGACCGATGTTGATGTTCGCCAGGTCGAGCATTGGTGGCTTGTCAATCGTTGGTTCATTGTTGAGTGCACCATAAAAAACAAATGGGATTGTATCCAGAAATCTTCCATCCGCCATGAGGGTGTCCGGTCCACTCTCTACGACGTACTGCTCTTTGTTGTTTGGGTCTTGGTTGTCATTCTGTTTCCACACTGTGACTGCCACCTTCAAGGTGTTGCCCTCCTGGATGAGTTCAAACACACGCCACCTGGGCTCAAACTCCGGTTCGAACTTGTCCTCAGACACGTTCTTTTGCTCTGTCAAAACCAGCAAGGACAACTTGGTCTCACCACCAATCGTGACTGTGTCCCAATTGATGATATTTCCAGCCTTGTAGTTCAATATGCGTGGGCGCACCCTTTTGGTTTTGACATCCTCTACTGTGACAATGCCCTCACTTTTTGGGAAATCAATGAGGAGTCCCCCATGCCCGATGGATACGTTGTCCTTAAGGATCAGCTTTGACTGTTGGATCAGACCTGTTCCATGTCCGTCAATGTCATCCAAATAGGCCATGAGCTGTTCGGGGAGCTCATAGCTGGGTGGCTTACTAAACACTTGCCCGACCAACCCCTCAGTTGTGCGCCCGGTTGCATTATAGAAGAGTGCACGGGTGATATACGCCTTGTATCTCTCCTGCGCGTAAGCAGGGTCGAGGTCACCTGCTGGCTTGGGCAGGTACTCCACACTTTTGGATTTTACCTGCCTCTGTCCTTGTATGCAGTCACTGACAACTGTCCAATCCGGTGTGGCATCAATGACTTCTTTACGGGTGTAGGCTATGTTTGGCATATGGTGACTGTGTGGAATTTAAAAATGGATTTCAATGCAAAAAAGTTCTTGCACTAAACTGGAAACTGGTTTCTGGTTGGTGCCGTTTCAACAAGTAAACCAGATAAATAATATGGAAATCACACAATACATCCTATTCATCCTCATGACTGTCGAGTCTGGGGGCAACATGAACGCAGTCGGCGACGATGGCAAAGCTTTCGGGCTCTACCAGCTCCATGCCGCCTACGTCCAAGACGCTGAAGATCATCGGAGGAAGTTAGGTCCTCCTTGCTTGGTGGGAATGCCCTGGCATCACCAAGATGCGTTCCTGCCTCATAAGTCTGCTTTGATCGTCAAGACTTACATGGCACGCTACGCCACTGAGGAGCGCATCGGTCGCCCAGTGACTGTCGAGGACATCTGCCGTATCCACAATGGTGGACCGAACGGATACAAGAAGTCTTGCACTGACGCCTACTGGGCGAAGTGCAAAAAAGTAATCGAAGATAATAACCTCTGGGAGAAAGTAAAATAATGTCCACATCCACACCACAGACGAGGGACTTTATAGCCCTCCACAACCTCCATGAGGGGTCAGCGGAGGCTTCCTTCATGCGGAAGCTCGAGAAGCAGAATAACGCACTGCAAGCTGTTGTCAGCAAGATGAAACGTGACATGAAAACCATCGAGGCGGAGCTGAGACCAGCAGCGTTCAACCAGAAATCCATGCAAATCGCACGTCCTGCACGGACTTGCATCAACATCGCAAAGAAATATTGATATGTCAGAACAAGAAATCAACGAAGCAATTGCCAAAGGGTCAGCACTCGACGTGCAGACAGGTGGTAACCACTATAAAGACATGAAGATCCAGCCTGTGGAGTTTATCCACGCGAACAGCATCCCTTACCTCGAGGGCAATGTCATCAAGTACATCTGCCGCCATCGGGGCAAGAACGGCATCGAGGATCTCAAGAAGGCTAGGCACTACATCGACTTACTCATCGAGCTGGAATACCCAGAGGAGGAGGAAGTATGACTGAGCAAAACGACTATGGAACGAACAAAAGAAAAACTAGAACAATTAGCGAAGGATGTAATTGCACTCAACACACCCGACAAACAACCCGCAGCCTCGGATTCGTCCGTATCGGCTGGTTCTGATGCAGAGATGCTAAAGGCCGCTGGATATGTACTGCAGGAGGCCGTAGAGCGACTAATGGCGGTTGTGGATGAGCGCGATCGCTACAAGGCGGCGCTGGAAGAAATCGCTGGAAACGAATCGGGCATTAACGCTGAGTGCGCTGACGGTATCGCAATTACCGCATTAGCTTTCGAGAACGTGGAGGACTAGCGCCGAGGAACGAGGTTGATAGATCCGTATGGTTCTCACCGGCAACACTAACGAATACCAAATATGCAAACAAATCATACAATATCAAAAGACTCCGAGCTTGCTAAAAAAGGGCAGGCTCTCATTAAAGCGGCTTACGAATACTGGCAAGTCTATCAACGCGAATGTGGTAGTTCGGCGGTTGTGTGGCTCGATGATACGAGCGGTCATTTCGTGCTGTTTACGCGCTCAGAATACAAAGATTCAATTATGGAGAGCGCGATGCGTGACATGCGAGGCGAGCCTAAGCTGTTTGAACCTTTTGAGAACAGGGAGAACAGTCACCGCGAGCCTAGCGAGACTGTTGACTGATCTGACTGGTTCTAATCAGAAGAGCCCACTTGGAGAGATCTGGGTGGGCTCTTTTGTGTCCAGATTAGAACCCGAAGTTGATCGGGATGTCCGACACCCACTGAGGCTTCTGGTCCAGGACCATGTACCGAACCTCATCGAAGACGTGGTCTTCCGCAGTGGTGTCAACATCGTCTGGCTTCTTCTCGTCACGGGGTAGGGTGGGTACTGTCTCAATGAATGCTTCACAGTTGTTCATGGTGTACAGCCCTGCACCCTCGCGTCTGACCGATGCCTCCATCATGTCACGCACCAACTGCAAGCCATTGATGCGCGATCCCGGACGCTTGTCGGCGGCGTACCATGTGACACCCTCAGCTGACATCCGGTCCGCAATTGACCCAGACTCCTTGTCGTTCACGCCATAGATCTGTCCGTCAGCAGGACCAGGTTGTGGCTTTGAGCTGATCCACCCCAGTGCCAGGAGCTCCTCCTCATGGTTTATGATCTCCTCGGCCACCCTGCGAGCAGACCACATTTTCCCCTTATTGTGACCATACAGCTCACCATTGTAGATGTCGGCACCATAGAGCTCGGAGATGCGGATCAGTGTCCCCGGAGGGAATGCGTGCAGAACCCCACCGCCGACATCCACCAACTCGCCGTTGCTGATCGCCCACCACCCCACAGAGAACGGATGTGTCGAACCCCAGTCAAATGAGCGCACGACCTTCCAGCTTGGCGGTATCGGGAAGCGTTGCAGGATGTGGACTTCATTTTGCCACACGTCGTCGAATGCACCCCCTGCGACCACGTCCCAGTTCCCGTCGAGCCAGGCCTTCCTGCGGTTGATGTCCGTGATGTTCTCGAGTTCGGCGACATACTCTGGGCTGAGGTACCGGTTCTCTTTATAAGACCCAAATAGGCGCACCTGCGTTTTGACAATCTTCTCCCTCTGTTGAGTCCGTGGATTGAACACCTCAGTGGTTCTCCGCACGACTTTACCCGGAGGGGCGGCATCAATGAACCTGCGTTTGACCCAGTTGTGACCCGCACCAAACGGGTTGGTCGTCGAGAACACCTGCAACGGGATGTCCGGCAGGGGTTTTCCGTCCGGTGTCCTATACTTGCCATACTTGTCTTTCGGCGTGTGCTCCAGAGGGAGGAATGAGGATCTGTTGGTGGACATCATCACGTCATAGCACGCAGAGGTCGGATATTTTGTAAGCTCATTCCAGCCGATGAACGGATACTCATGCCCGTGGTACTGGTCATAGTCAGACTCCTGGTCCATGTGTCGGAAGAGCAACTCCTCACCAGTTGGCCATACCCATTTTAGGGCTGCCTGTGCTGAGAGGAATTTTGCACCATCATTGAATTGTGGGAACCATCTTTTGGCTTTGGCGATGAGGTCATCAAGTGATTTGTACTGCCTGTCAAAAATGATGCCCTTCCAGGCAGATCCATATCCACGCCCGACATTCATTCGGAACTTCATCAACTGCGTGTCCGTCTTACCAGGGCCGCGAGTGCCTTCAAACAGGATGTGGTGGCATGGTGCGGTAAGAGCTAAAGTCTGAGAACCCGGTAGGGGTGACCAGATAACTTTGGGTTTTTTCCTAGGTCGATTCATAGGAGACACGTTTGCCGTTGTTTAGGTGGGTTTCAACCACAAAACCTGTTTCCATTTTTCGCCGATTTTTCAAGTACCCCGAAACCATTTTTCGGTTCTATGATTTTTTCAACCACCCCGGACCGTGAACGCGGGGGAACGAAGCGCCGCTGGGCTATTAGTCTGGGTACTACCCCTCATTAGCTACACTGATATAGGCCTGTGCGGCGCACAATGCGTGTTATGCGAACAAAAGTAAATGAGACCCAGTCTCACTAACCGGGACGGTGATGAGGGCACAAAAAAGTCCGCCACTGTGGAGTGGCGGACTTGGTATTTGCTTGGCCTTGGTTAGCCTTGACTAGCCTTGACTGCCTTTGCCTTCTTTGACCCGTGTGGGTTGATCCAAATGCTTTTTTGACGTGCTTTAGACAATCCAGCGCACAGCTTGCAATCCGCGCACGTCATACCCTTGGCGTCACTTAAGCATTCCATCGTATTAGCTGGTTGAGTCGGCGATACATGGAAGTATCTCCACTCATTCTCCTCCGCGCATAGTCGGCTCTCCTCCGTATCGGTGGAGACCATAAAATATTGCGCATAAGCATCCGCCTTGGCTGTCGGCATTGTATGCCAGTCATGGAAGTAGCCCGTCCAACCATTGCACACCTTGGCGATAGCCTTGACGATAGAAAGAGGCATCATTGAAGGGTTGCCATACGCTCCAAAACGTACCTTACGACCGCCAAATGCGCGTGCGTAGTCTTTGGGGGGTAGCGTTGGGTATTTACCCGCTTTAAAGGCCTTCCATATTGCCAAGGGGGCTTGACCAACATTGACATAACATCCATTGCCGCTGGCAAATGGGCAACCTTTACAGACCGTTATTGCATCGATGCCAGTTGCGACCGCTTCTACTGGGTTGATATTGGTGTTCATGATCCATATCTGAATCATGTTACCCGTCTTACGATTATTAGACAAGCGGTCAAGGCCAGTTGCGATGACTACTATTTTTGACGTTTGGTGGATGACTTGATTTTTCATTTTTGCTTATCTCCTATTGGTTATTAGATTTGTGATAGAGTTGAGCCGTCGTCATAACGGAAAACGATGGGTAGGTTCGAAGACATAGCGGCATTGCTGGCCTCTCTATAGGTATGGTAAACAAACTCCTCTTCACCTATGCTATAACCAATGATTTTTGGCTCTGTGTACCCTATTAATCTATCCGCATAACTCACCACAATATTGTATTCATACTGTGTGATAGCGGACATCCGATACGCTTCTTTCATATAAGATATGAGGCCAACATGAGTGTGGTGTTCCATCGTTTTTATCTCCTCTTGGTAGTGGAGAATAGTGTGTAGGCTATTCACTGTTTTTATAAGTGCTACGTGGTTTGATACGTTTTTGATCTTCATAACTGTTTTATTTGAGTTGGATTTTTGACTGTCACTGAAACGACGCGTTCCAGCTTCGACAAATAGACCATTGCGAGGGTTGCACGTCAACCACATAAAACCGAAAAACAGTTTTTTGGGTAAAATAACGGTTTGGACACAACTTAAAGCACTGTAAAACAGTGACTTATAAATTTGGGCATAGTTATCCGGCGGGTCAAAAACAGTCAAATGAGTCAAATTGACTACTCTTTAAGTGCTTGAAAATCAGTCACTTAGGCCAGGTTTTTGTTAGGAAAACGTGGTACGTTAGAAAAGGCGATTTGCTCGAGAATCGATTTCCACGACGCATGAGGGTGAACACTAAGGCCAAAACCGAAAATCGTTTTTTGGGGCTCTCAGAGGCCTTTAAAGTATGTCATATACTAACATCTCCCCTACCCTACTTTCCAAATCGGTTTTACTCGCGCCAAAACCGACCTTCCATAGGGGGGGGTCATGCCTTCCATAGGGTAGGGGTGATGCCTTCCATAGTGCGTACTACTTTTCACGCGGTTCATAATACCCTCAAAAATGCGTACTACTTTTTT